ACTTTGTATATTGAATTGTCATCCTAGCGACAATCTCTATTGTACCTAGCGACAATCTCTATTGTATTCTGTATACAGTATACGACATAGGGGGAGGGGTGTAGTAGTGATGTAGATTATTGTGGTGCTACTTAGCCACAAAAAAAGCTAAAAAGTAAGTTGCTAATGAGAATGCATTACTATTAAGAAATCTCTTAAGAATCAATGGCTTATAAATAAAGCCTCTGCGGAGCCTCTGACACCATGTAAATGGAGTCCCGCCATAGCCTCTAAAGACTGTGCAATCTGTGCTGGTGTCAGTACAGTCTGTGCTGGTTAAAAAGAAACAACTTGACAAAACTTAAAAAATATGCTATAATATACCCTTCTATGTAGAAACGATGAACAGACGATGTACAAACAATAAATAAAACTTACTTTATACTTACTACATACTAACTTCATACTGACTACATTGTAGAGATACATAAAATTATATACACCCTAAAGTCCTGCTTTCAGCAGAGAAACTATATAGAGGGATCTGATGTCAGAAATTAAAATTACTTCTCCTACTGAGGATTGTTCGCTACCTTCATCGGTCAGCCAGGATGTCTTGGCAGTCAATGAAGAGAAGAAAGTGCCTGCGAAAAAGAAGAGATCTAGAGGTCGTCCTAAGAAGGAAGAAGTACAGAAGTACATTAAGAGAGAGAAAAGAGGTAGACCACCAGGAGAAGCAGCAAGGATTAAAGAGTTCACTGCTTCACTGTTGCTGACACACTCTAATGCGATTATCAGAAAGATAGTACATAAAGCATTAGATGATAATGATAAGGATCAGATTGCAGCGCTTAAGATGTGTATGGATCGGATGCTTCCAGTATCTTACTTTGAGGATAAAGGAACGGCATCAGGGGCTAAAGCAATCACTATAAACATCACTGGAGTGCAAGAGTCTCCAGTAGAAATGATAGAGCATGAACCAGTCGATGTAGAGACTACATTGATTGATTACGAGGAAGAAGATGGATCTACAAGTTAAACTTCTTCCTTGGCAGCAAGAGGTCTTCAAAGATCCAGCAAGGTTTAAGATCATCGCTGCTGGTAGACGTACAGGTAAATCAAGGTTAGCTGCTTGGACATTGATTATTGAGGCACTACAGACTGAGAAGGGTCATGTCTGGTATGTAGCCCCAACACAGGGACAAGCTAGGGATATTATGTGGTCTACGTTGTTAGAGCTAGGCCATACAGTGATCAAGGGTAGTCATGTCAATAACATGCAGATTACGTTGATCAACGGTGCAATGATATCGCTAAAGGGTGCTGACAGACCAGAGACTATGCGTGGTGTTAGTTTGAAGTACTTAGTGATGGATGAGTACGCAGACATGAAGCCACAGGTGTTCGAACAAATCCTTAGACCTGCTTTAGCGGATCAGAAGGGTAGAGCAATGTTCATTGGAACACCAATGGGTAGGAATCACTTCTATGAATTGTACAAAGTAGGTGATTCAGGTAAAGATAAAGATTACAAGTCTTGGCACTTCACTAGCTTTGATAATCCATTGTTAGATCCTTTAGAGATTGAAGCAGCTAGAGGTTCGATGTCTAGCTTTGCTTTTAGACAAGAGTTTATGGCTTCGTTTGAGGCAGCACAGTCGGAGATCTTCAAAGATGAATGGATTAAGATCAGTGAAGAAGAGCCGGAAGAAGGTAACTACTTTATTGCGGTGGATCTATGTGGTTTCAGTGATTCATCTCAGACGAATCAAACGAAGAATAAAAAGCTTGATGACACAGCGATAGCTATTGTTAAGATCAATACTAAAGGCTGGTGGGTTGCTGACATTCAACACGGTAGATGGGATGTCCGAGAAACAGCAGTGAGGATTCTAAAGGCTGCAAAGGACTACAGAGTTAATGCAGTAGGGATTGAGAAAGGTTCACTGAAGAATGCAGTGATGCCTTATATGAATGATTTGATGAGAAGATTAAATTATTATCCTCGCATTGAAGAGCTAACACACGGTAATAAGAAGAAAGCAGATAGGATTGTTTGGTCATTACAGGGACGCTTTGAACACGGTAGGATTGTGTTGAATGAAGGTGATTGGAATAATAAGTTTGTAGATCAATTGATGCAGTTCCCTGATCCTAAGACACATGATGACTTAATTGATGCGTTAAGTTACATTGACCAGATTCAAGTAGCGGATTGGAATCAGAATCTGGACCAAGAAGAGTATGAAGTCCTAGACACTACGATAGGTTGGTGACAATGAAATTTGAATCTGAAATCTCTCCTCAGAATGCTCTTGTAGCATTTGTTATGGATCGATGTAACGATTGGCGTAACTACAGAGATGAAAACTTCCTAGAGCGTTGGGACGAGTATGAACGTCTATGGCGTGGTCTTTGGGCTGATGAAGATAAGACCAGAGGCACTGAGCGTTCTAAACTGATTTCACCAGCACTACAGCAAGCAGTAGATAACAAACAAGCTGATCTAGAAGAAGCTGTGTTCGCTAAAGGTGTGTTCTTTGATATCAGTGATGATGTCAGTGATCAAGACAAGACAGACATTGAAGCCATGAAGTCTTTATTGTCTGAAGACTTTAAGAAAGATAAAGTACGTAAGAACATTGGTCAAGTTATGACCTTAGCTGAGGTCTATGGCACTGGTATCGGTGAACTGATTGTCAAACAAAAGAAGAACCTAGCACCAGCAACACAGCCCACAGCACAGCCTGGACTGAGGATGATCGGTGTTAATACATCGTACAGAGTGTCCGTAGACTTAAAACCAATCAATCCACGTAACTTCTTAATTGATCCTAACGCAACAAGCATTGATGATGCGATGGGTTGTGCTATTGAAGAGTATGTCGGAAGACATGCTGTTATCAAAGGCATGGAAGATGGTGTTTATAAGAAAGTAGCGATTGGTGATGCTTACTTAGATACAGATCTAGAGCCTAATCAGGATCTAACATACTACCAACAAGACAAAGTACTCTTACTTCGTTACTATGGTTTAGTACCTAAGAAGCTACTAGAAAACCCTGAAGATAGTACAACAACAGACGATGAACTCTATTCAGAGATGGTAGAGGCTCTTATCGTTATTGCTAACGGTGAAGTACTCCTGAAAGGTGAAGAAAACCCTTTCATGATGCAAGACAGACCTGTTGTTGCCTACCAAGCTGATAGCGTTCCTGGTCGTTTCTGGGGTCGTGGAACGGCTGAGAAGGCCTACAACATGCAAAAGGCTGTAGATGCACAGATTCGTAGTCATGTAGACTCATTAGGGCTTACAGCAGCCCCTATGATGGCTATAGATGCCTCTAGAATGCCTCGAGGACAGAAGTTTGAGATACGTCCTGGTAAGAATATTTTTGTCAATGGTAACCCTCAAGAGATCCTACAGCCCTTTAAGTTCGGTGTTACAGACAAAGCTAACATCGAAACAGCTCAAATCTTTGAAAGAATGATGCTACAGGCTACAGGAACCCTTGACACAGCTAATTTACCAGCTCAAGTCAGTGGTGGAGACGCAGCAGCAGCTGGTTTAGCAATGGCTGTTAGCGGTATCATCAAGAAAAACAAGCGTTCATTAGTCAATTTCCAAGAAGATTTCCTTATTCCGTTCGTTCAAAAGGCTGCATGGCGTTATATGCAGTTTGCACCAGAGCGTTATCCTGTAAAAGACTTTGAATTTATCCCAACAGGTACGCTAGGTATGGTTGCTAGAGAGTTTGAACAGGCTCAAATGATGGCAATGATGTCTACACTAGGACCAAACAGCCCCATTGTACCGTTATTGCTGCAAGGTATCGTTGAATACTCGTCATTACCTAACCGTGAAAGCCTATTACAGCAACTTCAGCAGCTAACACAGCCTAATCCTGAGCAACAACAGGTTCAAATGCAGGCTACACAGCTTCAATTAGCGGATGCACAGGCTTCTGTACAGGAAAAACAAGCTAGAGCACAGAAAGCTACAGCAGAGGCTCAGAAAGCCGCTATGGAGGCTCAATTGATGCCTGAGAAGCTTAAAGTTGATGTAGTACAGGCAGCTTCTACCAACATTGATGATCCTAACAGAGAGTTTGAAAGACGTGTAAAGATTGCTGAACTACTACTTAAAGAAAAAGACATTGACAATAAGCTAAACATTGTCAAAGAACAAAGTAAACAAGATATGATGAATTGACTTGACAAATTAAAAAAAGTGTGGTATAATAACAACAATGGATCAAGTAAAACTTACAAAGTACTACGAAGAACGATTTGATTTAATGAGTCATCCAGGATGGAAAACACTTCTGGAAGACGCTAAAGAATACAGAAACGCTGTTGCTGACATTACAACCATCTCTGATGGTAATGAATTGCAAGAGCGTAAAGGTCAAATTAAAGCTTTAGATTGGCTCCTGACGATGGAACAAGTCTGGGAAAAAGCCTACGAGGATATAACGAATGAGATTAATGAATGATTTTCAATGCGAAGATGGACATCTAAGCGAACACTTTGTTGATCATTCTGTTGAATATGTGCAATGCCCACATTGTGACAAACTAGCTTATAGACAACTAGCAGCACCGAGAAGCAAACTAGAAGGTATCACTGGAGCTTTTCCAACTGCTTATAGTCGATGGGCTACGGTTCACGAACAGGCAACTAAAGTAGCAAGATCTAAGTCCTTTTATGAAGGGTAGCTTAGATTCCTTTTAATTCCTAACAATTGGGTTATCCCGACTAGGAGAAGCAGATGGCTGAATTTGTAGATTCTATTGATGATGTACAAGACGAGTTTCAAGCTGAAGAAGTAAAGGCTGAAGCTCCACCAACACCTGAAGAACCAGCGATCCCTGAGAAGTATAAGGGTAAATCACTGGATGACATTATTAAGATGCATCAAGAAGCTGAAAAGCTTATTGGTCGTCAAGCACAGGAAGTTGGTGAAGTACGTAAACTCGCTGATGAACTCATCAAGAGACAAATCACACCACAGGAACAACCTGTTAAAGCCGTCGAAGATGATACTGACTTCTTTGCCGATCCTGTTAAGGCAGTAAATAAAGCGGTTTCCTCCCATCCAGCAGTGATGCAAGCCCAGCAAGCAGCAGCACAAATGGCTAGGATGCAAACAGCAAACAGGCTAGCTCAAACACATCCAGATTATACTCAAGTGATCGCTGATCCAGAGTTTGCTGGTTGGGTTAATGAGTCACCTGTTCGTCAAAGACTCTACGCAGCAGCAGATAAGCAGTTTGATTTTGATTCAGCAAATGAGTTGTTGTCTAACTTCAAAGCACTGAAGAAAGCTAAACAGGACACTGTTCAGCAAGCAGCACAGCAACTACAGGATCAACGTAATCAAACACTAAAAGCAGCTACCGTAGCCGTTGATGGCGCTACTGGTGAAACGAGCAAGAAAATATATCGTCGAGCAGATCTTATTCGGCTCCAAATGACTGACCCTGAGCGTTATATGTCCTTACAAGATGACATCATCTCAGCATATAACGAAGGTAGGGTCCGATAACTTAACTTAAAGGACTTAAAATGGCATCAGCAGCTTATCCTGGAGGTAGTTCCTCCATTGTTAACAAGACCAATGCGGATAAATTTATCCCAGAAATTTGGTCAGACGAAATCATCGCTTCCTACAAAAAGAATCTTGTTATGGCGAACCTCGTCAACAAGATGACGATGCGTGGTAAGAAAGGTGATACGCTTCATATTCCTAGCCCCACCCGTGGCGCAGCCTTCGCTAAGGCAGCTAACACTGCTGTTACGATTCAGGCTAACGTTGAGTCAGAAGTACAGGTCAGCATCAACAAGCACTACGAATACTCACGTCTCATCGAGGACATCGTTGAAGTTCAGGCGCTTGCTTCGCTTCGTCGTTTCTACACGGAAGATGCTGGTTACGCTCTTGCTACCCAGGTTGACAGCGATCTTATCCAGATCGGTCGTCTCTTCCAAGGTACTCACGCTGCTGGCGCTACTGGCGACTACAGTGTGTCCGGTACGTCTACTGCCTTCATCGGCGGTGATGGCACTACAGCCTTCGTAGGCGGTGCTGGTGCTGGTAACGCAACTGCATTGACTGACGCAGCAATTCGTCGTTCGATCCAGCGTCTTGATGATGCTAACGTTCCTCAAGATAGCCGTTACTTGGTGATTCCTCCTGTTGCACGTAACACCCTCATGGGTCTTGCTCGCTTTACTGAGCAGGCTTTCGTTGGTGAGCAGGGCAACAACAACACCATCCGTAATGGTCAGATTGGTGATGTGTACGGTGTTAAAGTGTTTGTTTCTAGCAACGCTGACACTGCTTATAGCTCGTCTGGTACGGCTCCTCGTGCTTGCTTGATGTTCCACAAGGACTCCATGGTTCTTGCAGAGCAAATGGCTGTTCGTTCGCAAGCTCAGTACAAGCAAGAGTACCTTGCTACGTTGTACACTGCTGACACCCTCTACGGTGTTGCAGAGCTTCGTAACGATGCTGCTGTTGCCTTGATCATTCCAGGCTAAAAGCTACAATAAAGGGGACTACTTCGGTGGTCCTCTTTTCATAAGGTCACATCATGGTTACTTTTCGTTGTAAGTGGTCTAATAACTTAATGAATGTTGAGTATGAATACGACATTGAACAAATGCGTATCCATCCTGATTACGAAGAAGTAAAAGAAGAAGAGAAAAAAGTAGAATCTAAGAAGGTCGCTAAAAACGCTAAAGAGGACTAGACATGGCGGTTAAGATCAAAGGATCTTCTACAGCAGGGTCAGTACCTACCTCACTAGAGAATAGACAATTAGCCGTTAACACAACGGACAAGAAACTCTATGTTGGTGATGGATCAACGGTACAAAAGGTTGTTGGTTCTCTAGGGAATCAAGAAGCTAATGCTGTAGCGATTACTGGCGGCTCTATTGCTGGTATTACCGATCTTGCTGTAGCAGACGGTGGTACTGGTGCTTCTGATGCAGCAACAGCAAGAACTAATTTAGGTGTTCCATCTACTACTGGCACAGGCGCTAGCGGTACATGGAACATTGCTATTACAGGTAATGCTGCTACTGCGACATCAGCAACAACAGCAACTAACGTAAGCGGTACAGTAGCTATCGCTAATGGTGGTACTGGTCAAACAACAAAGACTGAAGCATTTGATGCTTTATCTCCGACAACAACTAAAGGCGATATCATTGTTCACAATGGTAGTGACAATGTTCGCTTACCAAAAGGTACGGATGGTTACGTACTAGCTGCTGACTCTACTGAAACATCAGGTCTTAAATGGCAAGCTGTAGGGGGTACTGTATCCTCTGTAGCGATGACTGTCCCTGGTTTCTTAAGTGTTAGTGGTACTCCTATTACTTCCTCTGGTACATTAGCTGTTAGCTATTCAGGCTCTGCATTGCCTGTCGCTAACGGTGGTACTGGATTAACTGCTTTAGGCACAGCAGGTCAAGTTGTTCGTGTTAACACAGGCGGTACAGGTCTTGAATATGCTACCATTACAGGTACAGGGACAGTTACATCGATAACTGCTGGTACAGGTCTTAGCGGTGGTACGATAACAACATCAGGTACTGTAGCATTAGCTAACACAGCAGTCACAGCTGGTTCTTATGGTTCAGGTTCTCAAGTAGCAACCTTTACTGTAGATGCACAAGGTAGGTTGACATCAGCATCAAATACAAGCATTACTGCTTCAGGTATTGGCGCTGTTCCATCAACAAGGACCATCTCAGTTGGAAGTGGTCTGACGGGAGGAGGTGATCTTAGTTCTGATCGTTCGATTAGCCTGACCAACACAGGTGTTACTGCTACCAGTTATGGTAGTACTTCGCAAGTAGCTACATTCACAGTTGACGCACAGGGAAGGATTACAGCAGCTTCAAACGCATCCATCACACCAGCAAGTATTGGTGCTGTACCGACAACACGTAGTCTTAGCGCTGGTACAGGTTTATCAGGTGGTGGTGATCTAAGTACAGATCGTTCAATCAGTCTTACAAATACTGCTGTTACTGCTGGTTCTTACACCAACGCTAACATCACAGTTGATGCTCAAGGTCGTATCACAGCAGCCACTAGCGGTACTGGTGGTGGTGTTAGTTCTGTTACAGCTTCAGCTCCTTTAGCATCCTCTGGCGGTGCAACACCAAACATTACATTAGATTCTGCTGTACCTATCAACAAAGGTGGTACTAACGCAACCACTGAAGCAAATGCTAGAGCAAACCTTAATGTACCTACAAGAACAGGCGGAGATGCTTCAGGTACATGGTCTATTGACATCACAGGTAACGCTGCTACAGCAACCTCTGCTACATCAGCAACGACAGCTACCACAGCAACTAACTTAGCTGGTGGTGCAGCAAATCGTATTCCTTATCAAAGTGGATCAGGAACAACAACATTCGTAGCAGCTCCTACAGTATCTAATACTTATCTTAAGTGGGATGGCTCTGTACTAAGTTGGGCTGCTGTATCAGGTGGTGGCGGTACAACAACCAATGCAGCAACATTCTCAAGCAGTGGTGGTGATACACCAACAGTAACCTTTGATGGTTCTGTAGCACGTACAATCAGTTATAATACAGTAGGTGCTCCCTCCATTACAGGTACTAATGCTACTGGTACTTGGGGTATCGATATCACTGGTTCTTCAGGAACCACAGCAGCAATCACTGGTGGTGGTGCTAATCGTATTGTGTATCAGAGTGGTTCTGGTACAACAACATTTGCTACAGCACCTACAACATCGAATACTTACCTTAAATGGAATGGTACTGCCTTTGCTTGGGATACACCAGCAGGTGGTTCTTCAACGACAGGCACAGCAGCACAATTACTAGCTAATGATGGCTCTGGTGGCTTTGCTAACGTTACTGTTGGCTCTGGCTTAAGCTATTCTGCTGGTACATTGACAGCTACTGGAGGCGGTGCTGGTGGCCCTATTCTAGAGTCTCAAATACTTATTTCTTCAAACGTAACACTAACAAGTAATACTAACGGACTATCTGTCAGCCCTGTAACAGTAGCGGCTGGTTTTGCAGTTACAGTCCCAGACGGACAATCTTGGATGGTATTAGGGTGATACAATATGTCTAAACTTAAAATTCAGGGTAACGCTTCTGGGACAGGGACAACAACCGTCCAATCTGCCAATACCAGCAGCAACACAACCTTTACGCTTCCTGGCACAGACGGTAGTGCTAATCAGTTTTTACAGACTGATGGCTCAGGCAACCTAACCTTTGCTACAGGACTAACCTCTGGCGGTGCGTTAGGTACACCATCGTCAGGTACGCTTACAAACTGTACAGGCTTACCAGTAAGTACGGGTATATCTGGTCTTGCAGCTAACGTAGCAACCTTCCTAGCCACGCCATCGTCTGCAAACTTAGCAGCAGCGCTTACGGATGAGACAGGTACAGGTGCTAATGTCTTTGCTAATACACCTACCTTAGTAACTCCGATCTTAGGTACACCTACATCGGGTAATCTAAGTAACTGTACGGTAGACGGTACTAACAAGGTTGGTTATATCGGCGCTCCACAGAGCACGAATACGACTGTGGCTGCAAGCGATGCAGGTAAGCATATTTACTTTACTGGTGGCTCTACAGCAACCCTTACGGTAAACACAAACGCAACTACGGCGATTGATGTGGGTAC